CGCTGGTGCATTTAATAAAGGATTTGGATAATGAGTAAACCATTAAGAAGACCGATGTTTAGAATGGGTGGTTCGCCAAATACTAATAGTGGTATTATTTCTGGCTTTGCACAACCGAGACAAAATTATAAAAAAGGTGATGCTGTTGAAAAGTTTAGAACTGAGTCAGAAGATATTATGAGCGGTGCAACATATGATGTTGCTGAACCAAAATCTGGTTTAAGTGCTGCGGATTGGTTACGAATAGCAGCAGCAGGTGGCGAAATGCTTGGCGCTGAGGGTCGTGGCTCGGGTCTTAAAGGTACACTAGCAGCAGTTGGACCAGCTTTAAGTGGTTTAGGAAAAGATTTAGCAACCTCTGCTGATTCAAGAACGGATGCAAAAACAAAATATGACATGGGTCGAGCAGCTTTTGATCAAAGTCAAAGAGAAACTCAACTAGGTATAGCAGCAGCAGCTTACGAAGGTGGCGCTGCGCAAGAACTACAAGACAGTAAAGTATTTAAAATTGATCGTCAATTTGAAAAATATGATGAAATTGAAAAAGGATATATTGAATTATCAGCACAAATAAATAGCCTTGACCCTAGTGCTGGAAATTATGATTCAGAATTTGCTAGATTAAATAATTTAATAACTTTATCTATTAATAAAATGTATGGTGCTCTAGAATTAAATTTACCTAAAGACGCAGTGCTTGGTGATTTAAGTCAAATGACGTTAAATAGCCAAGCAGAAACAGAAACTTTGGGTGCGCTTGGTTTAGAGAATGTGCCTTTACCTAACGATACAAACTATGAAAAGTATTCAATAGAATTTTTTAGAAGAAAGAAAATTTTATTTGAGCAAGAAAAAAGAATACTACAAGGTACTGATCTTAGTGCTGAAAAAAAACGTGTTGAGGAAGCAGATGGTGGTCGTATTGGTTATGCTAATGGCAGCACTATGACTACTAACACTGGACCTTATGAGCCAGGTAGTGGTCCTAATCCTGATCCCGGTTCTCCACCTGTTATGCAAGCGCAAGCAAACACCGGATCTTCACCTTTATCTTTTGAAGAACTAAGGGCAAGATTACCAAGAGAAGTTTCTGATGATGTTATTAGATTAATTGCAACTAGCGAACAGGCTTTAATTGATTTTGCACAAATACAAACCCAAGAAGATATAGGAAGATTCAATCAAAGGTATAACGCTGATTTACAGCTGCCTGCACAGGTAGCTTAACTATGGCTGACACGCCAAAAAAAGAAGGCATACTTCAAACAATGGTTAGACCTTATGTGGAAACATATAAGGGTATGACTGATCCTGAATACAGATACGATAATTTTCCTACAACCTACGAAGACTATATAAATAAAATTGTAGTTAATGAAGATGGCATAAATAGAATTACGGGTAAAGACCGTGAGTTTTATCTTAACCACGAACCCACCCTTAACGAATTTATAAGACAAAAAAATATGCGCGCTGATCCAGCAATGGCGAGTAAGTTATCTGGTGAAAGTGGTTATGGTAGATTTAGTAGAGGCGCTACTAATGCGCTTGCAGATACCGCTCAACTAGCAGCTATCCTTCCTAATGATCTACCTGGTGAATTTCTTGACGATGTATTTACCATGGAAAACATTGGTAGGCTACGTCGAGACTATGTGGTTGACGAAGAGACGGCAGCAAAATTTGACATGACTGTAGATGAGGCTAATGCTTTTATAAGAAAACATGATCAGATGGCTAGCCTTGGTTATTTTGGAGCACTTGCAGCTTCGATGCCAATAGAAGATATTTTATTTAGAGCTGCAGGTAGTGGTCTAATGAAAGGTGGTGCGTTTGCCGGAAAAAAAACAGGAGAGTTATTAAGTGATTTAAAATATTTAGATGAACCAGATGCTGGTTCTTTGTTTTTAAATACAGCTAATACTAAACCTAGTAGTCTTGGTGCAGCTAGTACAAAAAAAATAAATACTTCTGAATTAAATAAATTATTATCAAATAAAATACCAAATTTTACACCAATAGACCCAAGAAAATTTGCACCTAGTCAAAACAAAATTAATCTTTATGAAAATTTAAAAACAATATTAAAACCCGTTTCAGACCCTAATAGAAAGATAGGTGTTTCTTACAAAGACCCTACGCAAAAAGATATTAAAAAAATAGAAGATATTTACAAAAACAGAGGACAATCACCCATTACTACAAAAACAGCAAATAATATAAATATATTAAGAACAAATAAAAAATTTAATGAGGCATTAAACTCCGGTAGATTACCTGACTACGCAGACTTTACTAATTTAGATATGACGGCGGCACAATTTAATAATGCGATACTTAGGGTTTTACAAAAAATAAACGGACAAAAAGTTTTAATTCCTCGTGATCAAACCGCTCGTATGGCAGGAACTTTTGTTGATGATCCTTTTGTAGGTTTAAGAAAAAATACAAAACAAGCAACAAAACTTTTAAACGAAATGGCTAATGCTCCTTTTAATTCTCCAGCCTCTAAAACTTTACGTACTTTTGCTGAAGATTTTATAAATCAAACTTTATCTAGACCTATCTCTTATCAAACATTAGTAAAAAAGGCTAGATCTAAACTTGGAACGAAAGGAGATGATCTTAGTTCTTTAGGAGTTCATGAGCCTGTAGCTTTATCAACTGGTTTTATTTATAAAATGCCTTCTTACACAAATTTTATAGTTCCTGTAACTAGACGAACAAATGAATTAATTTTACCACAACTACAAGGCAGATTGTCTGCGCAGATAGGCAAATATAAAAATGGTGACTTAACAAAAAAGGAATTTATTAAAATATATAATGAAATGTTAGATGCGGCTATAAAAAAGAATCCTGCAATAAAAGGTACTGTGGCTAAAGTTATGGATAGTAAAAAAGTTACAAGTTATTATGGTAAAAGTAATATTGAAAAATATAAAAATTTTGGAATGGATTTAGTTGGGGAAGCAGATGAAGCTGGTTTTGCTTTTGAAATACCAAAAAATAAAAATAATAAATTACCTTTAACTTTAGAAGAGTTTGTCCAGCAAGGCAACTCTATGGGTGGCACACCAATATCAAGAACTTTTTATGCTGACGGTGATAGAGTGCGAACTGATTATGATATTTTTAAAGAGTCGGACATTGATCCAATAAAACCTTCTACAATTCCTGGTACTATACAGTATGCTGTTGCACAAGCATTAAACCCAGTACAAAAAGATATTAGACAAATATATGAAGATAGGGTTTCAAAAATTTCATTGTTAACTGAACCTTATTATGACAATTTAAAGTTACAACAAAAAAATATGGAAAAAATTCTTACACAACAACTTAATCCAAAACAACCTACAAGATTTAAACTTTCTGAATTACCTTTATTAATAACACAAAACCCTGCTGTTACCCAAGCAACGGCAGGACCAAAAGTTCCTGCTCTAGAAATAATAGAATTTTTATATAATGGTATACGTAGTGGTACGGAAAATAATATTGAAATGGAAAAATATTTTCCAAAAACATATGATATGTATGAACGTGCTAAAGGAGCTGGTAAATATAAATATTCGTTTGGTGGTGTTCAAGAGACACCTAAAGAACAAGAATTTATAAGTATGATAAGTGAGTTTAACCGTGCACAAGCTAGTGGGGCTAAACGTTTAATGTTTAGTGTTGTTGACTTAGCTGCCGGTATTACTGATACTATTGTTAACGCCATAGACTATATACCTAGTAAAATTCAAGGCCAGAGTGTAATTAAAACAGAATTTACCGATGAGGTTAGACGTCAATTTTCAGAAGCAGATTTGTCTGAACCAGAAACATTTTTAGGTAAAATAGGATCAATTGCTATAGAATACGGTATACCAGGAAGCGCTGCTATTAAATTTACTAATGTATTAAGAAAATTAGTATCAACTAAAAAGTATAGTGCTTTTACTCATAAAACATATGGTAAAGGTTATAAACCCTTAATTACAGAAATATCTAATATTTCTAAACGTTCCGGTAGTTTAGGAGTTGCTTTTGGTATTGGTGATTTTATTGCGTCAGGTCCATATAATACTTTGTCTACTATGTTTGATGATCCTTTGTTAAGTTCTAAACTAGTAGGTAAATTAGAAAAAACAGATGACTTATCTGGTATAGATTTAGTTAAAGCTAACTTTAAAAACAGATTAAGGTTTGGTGCAGAGGGTGTTATGATAGGAGGTGTGTTTCCAATTGTAGGTCCGGCATTGGGTGCTATAGGTAAAAATGTTTTATTAAAACCTGCTTTAGCATTTGGTGGTGTAGGAGTTAAAGCTACTGGAGCTGTTTTAAAAGGTGGCACTTATCTTGCTGCTAATACCCCAGTGGTTAAAGACATTGGGCAAGGTTTGGCAAGGGGTGGTTTAGATGTAGCCTCATTATTAGGTAAAGATATTATTGCTAGAATAGGTGCTGGTGTATTAGGCGGTAAAGGAGCTTTTGCTGCGTCTTTTAAAAAAGGAGTTGCTGGTCAGTTACCTGATTATAAAGATTGGAGATTATTTGACGTTACTTCTAAAGACCCTTTAAAAAAAGGACTTAAAAAAGTTGATAATTTTTTAAAATGGTTTCGAGATAGTGGTAACCAAGCAGTTAATAAATTCTATTTAGATGGCGGTGCAGAGAGATATATTACTTCTAAATCTAAAGAAATTGAAAGTTATTTAGATGCTATACAAAAACGTTCTTATGACTTAGCTAAAGGTTTTGAAAATAGATACAATAAAAGTACTACTTCTCCAGCGGGAGAAAAATATTTTATGGACCAAGTTTTAGAATTTTTACAGGGTGGTTTAAAAAAATCACAACTACCTGAAGAGTTACAAGAATATGCTCAAGCTTTAAAAAATACATTTGATGATATTAAAAAAACATATGCATCTGAACTACCTATGGGCGGAGGTTTAAGGGAAAGTATAGAATCTAATTTAGATAAATATATGAGAATGTCTTTTGCTACTTTTAATAATGCAGCATACAAAGCTTCACCAGAAGTAGTAAATAACGCGGTAGATTTTATGGTTAATATAATTAGAAAGAATGAAGACTTAAGGGAGGTAGCTTTAAAAGGCAGTGACTTACCTGGTGAACAAGCAATTAGAAATTTTGCACAGCAAAATGTAGATAGTATTATTGCTTTAGGTAAAACAGAAGGCAGGGACCCTCTAGATGTTTTAAATAGAATTAATAAAGAGTTTGTTAGAAACGATGATATTATTATTAACACTGGAGAAGAACTACCAAAAGTTCTTAGAGAATTATTAGGTCAAGAAAATAATTTACGTAATTCTGTTATGACTACTGCAGGTAGTTTAGTAACGCAAACTTCTAATTTAAGATCGTGGCGCGAAACTGCTAAGCAAGGTTTACGTGATGGTTACTTATTTGAAACTAGAGCAGAAGCAACAGCGGCAGGAATAATTGAGCCTTTACCAATAGGTAGGGTTCCTGGTCTTGGATTGTTAGAATCAGAAGCATTAACCTCTAAAGGTGGTCCGGTTGGTTTATATGGTTCTAAAGAAATGGTTAATACTTTTTTAGGTACCGGTGGTGTGTTGGATAGTTTATTACAAGTTGAAATGTATCAAGGCCTTATTGCCTATAAGGCAGCAGTGCAAACAGGTAAGACGGTATTCTCTCCTGCTACACAAACTCGTAATTTTTTAAGTGCAGGTGCTTTTCCTATGTTTAATGGTCATATTGGTGGGGGTGCTTCGGTAACAGATTCTTTTAAAATTATAATGGATGATATATTTGGTGCAGGTAAAACTGTTGATGAAGCTAGTTTAATAAAAAGAACTCAAAGAAAAGTTGAACTAGGTGTTTTAGATGAAAATATTGTAGCTTCAGAACTTAATGCAATTTTAGAAGATTTAAAAAAAGGTAGTTTTAAATCATTTAGAGATTTAGCAAAAGCTGCTAACAATTCTAAATTTTATAAACAAGCTACAAGAATATATGCAGGAGGTGATAACGTTTGGAAATGGTATGGCCATGAATTTTATATGTCACAATTAAAAGGCGTGTTTAAAAACTTTGATGAAATTTCTTCTTACCTGAAAAACACACATGGTGTTGATATAGGTACAAGAAATATAAATACCGGTAGTATTAAAACTTTTGAAGATGGTATAGAAGAAGCGGCTGCAATATTACTAAGAGAAACATACCCTACTTATAGTAAAGTACCTGAAGTAATTAAAGCATTAAGAAAATTACCTTTAGGTAATTTTGTATCTTTTACGGCTGAAATATTAAGAACTGGTTTTGCAACTAGTAGTATAGCTATGAAACATATTGCTTCGGATAATGTTGGTCTTAGAGAAATGGGTTACCGAAGTTTAGCGGGGCAAGCAATTACTTTAGGTGCCCTTAATCAAGGAGTACAAGGAATTGGATATGCTATGACTAATGTTACACAGACTAACGTAGATTCTTTTAAACAATTTTTTGCACCAGACTATATGAAAAACAGTACTTTAGTGCCTACTAGTAATATTAAAAATGGTGTTTTTACAGTGTTTGATTTATCTAGGTTTAATCCATACGACATACTTATTTCATCAGCTAATTCTTTAATGGCGTCTAATGAAAGAGCTAATGTAGATACTAATTTAGCTAATAAAAGAGAAGAATATTTAACTTTAATAGACCAAGGTATTGATCCTTCTTCTGAAGAAATGCAAGCTAGAAGAAAAGAATTAAAAAAATTAAAAATTTTTTATGATGCTAATAGAAAACTAGACCCTAGTAAAATACCAACAAATGTTTTTGAAAGTATGTTTAAAACAATTAGTCCTTTGTGGGATGCAACAACTGGAACTTTTTTAAGTATACCAATTGGTTTAGAGGCTTTTCAAGAAGCTAAAAATGGAAAAACCCGTGAAGGTAGTGTTATTTGGAATGAAGGTATGTTAGACAGTGAAAAGTTTGACAAAGCCATGGCACATTTTTTTACTACTATTGAACCTGGTATTGTTAGCACGGGTAAAAGAATCTTTAACGCATTACAAGGAGATGTATCTGGATCAGGGCAGCCTATAGAATTAAATTCTGAAATAATAAAACTACTTGGTGGATCGGATGTAAAAATAGATATACCAGCTAATTTTGATTATAAAATGGGAGAGTTTGCAAGAAGCTTAGTTCAACCTAAAATGGGTAGAGGCTTTTATAGTGCAAAAGATTGGCGACAAAGAGGACCAGAACAAATCGTAAAGGAATATAGAGTTCAAAATGAACAAGCTTTTAGGCAACAATATGAATTTTATAAAATGGTAAAAAACTTACGGGCAAATAGATTTATGACTGACGCTAAAATTATCACCGTTCTTTCTGGTCGTGGTTTATCAAAATTAACAGTTGGTGCAATTATGTCTGGTAGATATAGAGCTGTTTCTTGGGGCCGAGGCGGTCTTGAAGGTAGATATACCAAAATAAAAAGAAACGATCCTGATGCAAGAAGTTATGGTTTTTCTTATTTTCATCCATTTGGTGCTTTAGAGTCTGAAAAAAATAAATGGGATTATTTATCTTTTGAAAAATTTGAAGAACAAAATAAAAAACCTGAGCAACAATCTGCAGTAGAAGCTCCTGTTACAACGCAAGAAATATCTCAAGCGCCACCACCAGTAGCACCGCTGCCTGAATCAAAGCCAGTTGATGTAGCTGCAGCGCAACCAGCAGCAGGTGTAGTAGATCAAGCAACGGGATTGACATCTACGGAAAGTGCTTTATTAGATAGAGACGAACAACTTATTCGACAAAGACAGAGGGGAACTGTATAATGGAAATGGAACCTAAAACAGAACGCGAACATATAATTTCAATACAAGGACATATAACTGGGGTGAAAAGAGAAGTAGAAAACTTAAAGCAAGACGTTTTACATGTGCACAGAGACGTGGAGAAATTGGGTGGCAAGATAGATAAAATCTATTGGGTTGTTTTAACTACGGTGGGGGCCGTTGGTTTAATTGTTATTGAAGGATTAATAGGATTGTTATAATGAATTTATCAAATAATTTTACACTAAACGAATTAACTAAATCACAAACTGCAACTCGTAAAGGAATTCATAATGAACCTTCAACTGAGCATGTAGAGAATCTTATTCACCTAGCGAAAACTATCCTGCAACCAGTGCGCGAGCATTTTGGTAAGCCGGTTATGATATCCTCAGGCTATCGCAGCCCTACGTTGTGCGAGGCTATTGGTTCTTCGGTTAACTCACAACACGCCCGGGGTGAGGCTGCAGACTTTGAAATACATTCTGTAGATAACAAGGAGCTTGCAGCTTGGATAAGTACAAACTGTGACTTCGATCAATTGATATTAGAATTTTATGTTGATGGTGATCCCAACTCAGGTTGGGTACATTGCTCTAGTACGACGGGAAATTCGAGAAAACAAATACTGAAAGCAGAAAGAATAGCAGGCAAAGTAAATTATTCCCCGATTCTTTTTTAGATCCAATCTTTAAGATCTTCGCCCATAATTTCATTTGCAATATTTACCTTTTTCTTTAGTGCTGTTACGATACGTTCATCTATAGTCTTTTCTGCAATCAAATCCACGTAAGTAACACTGCCAGTTTGGCCGATACGATGCGCTCGATCTTCTGATTGGAGTCTTTTCTCTAGGTCGTATGAGTTAGAATAGTAAATCATAGTGTTAGCTGCAGTAAGGGTGATTCCATACCCTCCAGTCTGTGTGTTTCCAACAAAATAGCGTGTAGGGCCCTTAACGTCCTGAAATAGAGCAATTGCCTCTTGCCGGAGGGTAGTATCCACCCCGCCGTGATACTCTACTGTAGAGGCTTCTCCGTAAGCTTTTTTTAGAGCTTCGACTATTTTTCTGATGTCTTCTCTATATGTAGCCCAAATAATTACCTTGCCATCAGTTTCTTCTACAACATTCATAAGTTCATTTAATCTGTTGCTAGGTACCTGTCTAACAGTGCCGTCGTCAGCTTTAAAAGTGCCACAAGTGATCTGATGTAGTCGCATCATTTGTGTTAATGCATTTGCCGAGCTCATAACCTTACCTTCGATCATAGCAATCGCTGCTGACTTCATAGTAGCGTAAAGTTTTTTCTGTTCATCAGTTAGTTCTACATTTCTAGTAACAAATACTTTCTCTGGTAAATCTAAACAATCTTCTTTTAAAACTCTATAAGAAAAACTTTCTAATTTCTTAGCTAGTTCATCTAATCTTCTATAGCTACCTACAATTTGTACGCGGCGGCCACCAAAATTTCTGTCTAACATATGTGCATACCGGCTACGATAAGCATAGTAAGAGTCATAGCCTAAATGATAAGGGTCCAGGAATTTACATTGACTGAATAAGTCAAGGGGTGATTTCGTTACGGGTGAGCCAGTTAAGATTCTTCGATACGACGCTAGATTCCCTATTTTTAAAATACTTTTTGTGCGTTTAGCTGTCGGATTCTTGATTGTCGTTGATTCGTCAATTCCTAAAAGGGCTTTCCCTAAGAATATGTTAAGGAAACTATGCGCAAAGTCCAGACCTTTCTTTGTAGAAAATGCTTCTACGTTTATAATCAGTATCTTAAGGTCAGTTCCACCATCAAATAATGTATCAAGTTCTAGTTGTTTTTTTTTACTATTAGTTGGTTCCCATAATACTTTAGTGTGTTCTACATGGTCCGGCAAGTGCACTGGAATTTCTATATCAAACCAGTTTTTGTACACACCTTTAGGAGCCACGATTACTGCAGCTTTAATAGCACCTCGGTCATACAGCATAGCGATGTTATCAACAAGGACCTTGGACTTACCAGTACCCATTTCCATAAACAAAGCATAAGTTTTTTGAGCCCAGGACTTCTCTAAGGCTACCAATTGATGGTCGTATGGCTTAGTTTTAAACTTGTAATGTTTTATCATAAATTATCTTATATTCTTTCTTGACATATATATAATGATACTTATATTAAAAGTCAACTATAAAAATAGGAGAAAGAAAATGGAAGATAAACAAATCATTAATGTATTAGTTAACAAAATACAAAAATTAAATCAGGAAATTTTACAACAGGAACTTAATGTTGCTGGTAAAGAAATAGAGTTAGCAGCGGCTAATGAAAAAATAGATGCGTATGTAAGCAATATTACAAATGGGAAAGATAATGTCTACCCAGAAGAAGAACCAACAAACTAATCACTAGAAGGGTGGGAAGATGAAGAATAAAATATTCGAACTTTATAAACCAAAAAGTTTACAAGATTTTTTAGCGTTTCAAAAAGAGAACCCTAAAGAAACTTTTGTTTACGTACTACAGCACCCTCCTCAAAATATAAATATTTTGGGAGCGTCTGAGTTTGGTTATTTGGTAATTTGTTTACCACCTTTGTCACAAATAATATTTAGTTCTGGACCATTTATATTTAAAATGCAAAAGAACTTACGTGACTTTACATCTAAGGATTTTATTTTATGTACAGGTGACCCAGCTATTATCGGTTTATCAACAGCTATTGTCAGTGATCAAACTCAAGGACAATTTAATCTTTTGAAGTGGGACAAAAGAGAGAGAACTTACTACCCACTAACAATAGACTTATATCAGAAAGCAGAATAAAAATGAGTAATATAACATTAGAAGACTTAGAAGGTGATCAACAACAGTTGATTGAGAAGACAGACATACAAACATTAGCTACTTTTTGTCAAGAGTTACAAGGTATAGAGAACGATATAGATTCTTTAGAACAACAACTCAAAGCAAAAAAAGCAGCAGCAGACAAAATTTCTTCAGAGGTAATACCTAATTTGCTCGCAGAGCAAGGGTTAGTATCTTTGAAATTAGCTGACGGTTCAGGTGTAGAGGTTAAGAAAACCTATAGCTGTACTGTAAAAAAAGACTCAGTCGAATCAGCTTATAACTGGCTTCGTGAAAACGAACTTGGCGATCTTATTAAAAATGAGGTAGCCGTACAGTTCGGGAAGGGCGAAGATAACAAGGCAGAACAATTGTTAGGCCTTGCAGTGCAAGAGGGTTTTGAACCCTCGCAGAAGCAGAAGGTAGAACCTATGACTTTGAAAGCACTCTACCGGGAGCGTATTGAGTCCGGACTCGATATGCCCTCGGAATTCTTTCACACTTTTGTGAAAGATCAAACAAAAATAAGCCGGAAATCATGAACCAAGGAGAATAAAAAATGACTCAAGAAAAACAAGTAACTAAAAAAGAAAACTCAAGTATAGCTCTAGCAGGTATGTTTGAGGCAGATGCCAATGTAGGTATGGACAATATGTCAAGTGATGACTTTGCATTACCATTCCTAAGAATATTGGCACAACTATCCCCGGAAGTTAACAAACGGGATGCCAAATATGTTGAAGGCGCAGAAGCAGGTATGATATTTAATACCGTGACTAAAGTGGCATATGATGGTGAGAAGGGACTTAATGTAATACCGTGCCATTATAAGCGCGAGTACATTGAGTGGAGTGATAGAGGTGAAGGCTCTAGTGCTCCTGTTGCTATTCATTCAGTTGATAGTGGCATTATGACGGAAACAACTAGAAGCAGTGGTGATTATAAGGATAGGTTACCTAATGGTAACTATCTAGAAACCACAGCATCTTATTATGTTGTTACAGAAGATGTGCAAACGGCGTTGATCTCTATGAAATCTACACAATTAAAAGTTAGTAGATCATGGAACTCAATGATGAACAGTATCAAGCTTCAAGGCAAGAATGGTATGTTCACACCGGCTGCATATAGTCACGTGTATAACCTTAAAACAGTTCAACAATCAAATGACAAGGGAACTTGGTATGGTTGGGCTATTAATAAGGTGGGTCCAGTACAAGATAAAGATCTGTACGGGGCTGCTAAGAAGTTTGCTGAATCGTGTGCTAAAGGTACCGTGAAAGTAAAACATGGTGAAAGTGATACTAAGTCTAAAGACGACGTACCATTTTAATCATTACAACTGGTACCGAGCTATCCCCCCAGCTCGGTACCGAAGAGGGAGGATATCACATGACGACAGACAGAACAAGTTATCAGAAACAGTATTACCGCAAGCAAGTAATTAATAGTTTACGTAATACTATAAAAAATTTACGTGATAATAAGAAAAATTTTATGGACAGTCCCGAAGGGATTGAATATAAAAAAAGATTAATGAAAGAGTCTGGCTATCAGGCTGAATATAGAGAGAAGAATAAAGAAAAAATTAGAAAGTATCAGAAAGAGTATCATATAGAGTATGCAAAATTTTAGAAAGATTTTTGAAGGCAACAACAGTGCTTATGGCCAGTTAATTTTAACTGGTGAGACAACCGAAAAAGGTAAAGCCATAGGTAAGGCGTTTATTAAACGTGAATCAATACCAGATCAGCTATGGCAAGACCATTTAGATGGTAAGGACCCAGCACTTGGCGTTATACCCATAAACGAAAACAATGAGTGTCGTTGGGGGTGTGTTGATGTAGATGAATATAAATTAGACCACAAAAAACTAGCGGCCTCTATTAAGTCCCATAAATTCCCACTGGTAATGTTTAGATCAAAATCTGGTGGTGCACACTTATTTTTATTTACTTCTGAGTTTATTAGTGCAGCTTTAATGCAAGCAAAATTAAAAGTTATGTCAGGGGCATTGGGTTTTGAAGGATCAGAAATATTTCCAAAACAAACTGAGATATTAGCAGAACGTGGTGATACCGGAAACTTTTTAAACTTACCTTATCATGGTGGTATAAGAGGATTGCGTTATGCTATGGATGCAGAAGGCAAGGCTATTTCTTTAGAAGATTTTTGTAATACTTTTGATAAGTTAGCTTTAACAGAAGCACAGGTACATGAAATAGTTGTAACTAAAGAAGTTATAAAAAAGGTTGAAGCATTTAAAGATGGTCCACCTTGTTTAAATAAATTAGCGGCTGAAGGTTTTGGTGATGGTTCAAGAAATAATGGTTTATTTAATGTAGCTATATTTAGAAAGCAAGCTGATCCAGATACTTGGGAAGATAAAGTTATGGAAGACAATCAAAAGTATATGGATCCACCATTAAGTTTTCAAGAAGTAAAACAATTAATGGGTTCTATTGGTAAACGTGGTTACGATAAATACAGGTGTAAAGACCAGCCTATTTGTGGTGTATGCAATCCAGCTTTGTGTAGAACTAAAAAGTTTGGGGTTGGTTTTGAAGAAGAACAAATGCCAGAGCTAGAAACATTATCTAAAATGAACTCTAATCCACCACAATGGTTTTTAAACGTAGGTGGTAAACGAATAGAATTAAAAACTGAACAACTACACAATCCGAATTTATTTGCGATAGCAGTATTAGATCAAGCAAATGTTATCTCACCTATACCAAAAGCCAAAGATTGGCGTGAGATTTATTTAAAACCATTGATGTTAGGTTTACAGGAAACAGAACCATTAGAATCATTGAATCCTAAATTTCAAATTGAGAATCTATTGTATGACTACACTGTACACAGAGCTAAGGCTAGAACTAAAGATGACATACTTAATAAGACGGCTTGGACTGATGAAGGTTTTTCTTATTTTAGAATGGAAGACTTTTATGCATTTGCAAAACGTAATAATTGGGAGATGGATAAGACTAAAACTTATAATTTAATTACACAATTGAAAGAAATTTTTGTTGGTGAGATTAGAATGGAATTAAAAAACCAAACTCCACGAGTAGTTAAAATAAATTCTATGAAAGAAACTATGGCTGAAGTTAGTCAGGTACCTTATCAGGAGTCACCTTTTTAATGAAAACAATTATCTTAGGTCCACCAGGTACCGGTAAAACTACTACACTACTAAATTTGGTAGATCAGTTTATGAAGGCCGGGGTTGATCCAAAGCGTATTGGTTATTTTTCTTTTACTCGAAAAGCTGCACACGAAGCGGCTAGTCGGGCTGCAGAGAAATTTAATTTAGATGCAAAAGAAGATTTAATTTATTTTAGAACCCTACACTCACTAGCATTTAGATTGCTCGGTATAAAAAAAGAGCGTGTCATGAAGACGGAAGACTATAGAGAGTTTGGTTTGAAAGTTGGTATACCTATTAAGATGTCGTTTCACTCTGACAATGATGGGGTGTTTAATTCTGACAATGAATATTTACGATTGATTAATAAAGCTAGAGTAATGGAACGGGATTTAATGGATGTGTATGATGATAATAAACACACCTTAGATGTTGAACGTGACACATTATTTCTATTAAACCAAGAACTTACCCGTTTTAAAGAAGAGAAAGGTATGATTGATTATGACGATATGTTGGAGAACTTTACAACACAAGATGTCAGCCCAAGTTTTGATGTCTTGTTTATCGACGAAGCACAAGATTTATCTCCATTGCAATGGCGCATGGTTAGAAGTATGTGGGCCAAGTCCGACAAAACTTACATTGCTGGAGATGATGATCAAGCAATCTTTAAGTGGGCCGGCGCCGATGTTGATCATTTCATTGCCCTCCGCAATGATGTTGACGACGTTAGAGTTTTAGATCAATCGTATCGAATTCCAGGTGGACCTATACATGAACTATCACAAAAGATTATTGCTCAAGTAGAGAATCGCTATGATAAAGAATACAAACCACGGGATGAAATAGGTAGGTTACACAGGTATGCAGATATTGCACAAGTAGATATGTCATCTGGTGAATGGTTAGTGCTAACCCAAGCCCATCATTTTTTAGATCAGATAAATGAATTGTGTTATCAACAAGGTTGGTATTTTTCTTACAAAGGTAAACCTTCCGTTAATAAAAACTTATTAGCTGCCATACATGGTTGGGAACAATTGCGTAAAGGTGAAGATTTAGGGGCAATACAGTTAAAAAATATTTATTATTACTTAGGTGAAAATGTTACTAAAGGTTATCGCACCGCAAAAACATTAGATGCGGATTTAAAATATAACCTAGAGACATGCATATCGGCTCACGGTTTACAAACTGACAAGCCATGGCATGATTCGTTTGCTGGTTTAAATACTCGTATGGAAATGTACATTAGAAATATGCTAGCACAGAAAGAAAATATTTTTAGAGAACCAAGAATTATATTATCAACCATACATGGCGCCAAAGGAGGCGAAGCTGACAATGTTTTATTATTTCCTGACATTACTAAATCTGCTCTTGATCACAGTGATCGCGATGCAGATGAACTGCACCGGTTGTTTTATGTAGCAGTCACTCGTGCCAAGAAAGCATTGTACATTATAGAACCAAAAAATTATGAAAGGGCCTATCTATTATGAATTATAGAACAAAACAAAAAAATTTAACAGAAGATGAAAGTAAAGAGATTAGAAAACTATATGTTGCTGGTATGAGGGCAGTTGATATTGCAAGAAAATTAAATATACGAAAAGACAGAATTTATTACCATACTTGGTCAAAAGAAAAAAGAAAATGTTGGTTAGATAACCAAAAAAAAAGAAAAAGAAAAAGAACTTATTCTGTGATACGAGATAAAAATTTAATTTATTTAAACACCGAAAAAGGTTTTATGCTTTCTAAATACCACGATGTATGTAGGAGTTGGAAGAAAAAACAAGAAAGACCAATCAATGCAGATAAAAAAATTGAATTAATAGGTCAGGAAGAATTTTTAGAGTTGTGGACACAACATAAAGCTAAACAAGGTATAACTTGTGGTTACACTGGTGAGCCTCTTATTATGCAAAGAAAGAAACCACGTAAAGATGGTGTTAGACATAAAGTTCCTAAAAACCAATTGTCAGTAGATTGTTTAGACCCTGAGATAGGTTACACTAAAGAAAACATTGTGTTTTGTAGTTGGGCATTTAACGATAGAAAAAATGCAGTGAAAATAAAGGACTGTTATTTAATAATTAAAATGCATGAAGAGAGAAATAAAAATGAAAAATAAATTTGGAATACCAGAGTTTACT